ATATGGCAAGGCCAACCGCCAAGAATTAGAGGACGGGCGCAAGTGGTACAAAAGAGCAAAACGCCAGTGTAAGGCCCTAGCAACAGAACAAGGGTTGCCCGTTCGCACTGTCGTCGGTGTTGTCGCTGCTACTAGCCCCAACCTTGCATGGTCTAGAAACGTCCATACGGCCCGTCAAGTGGTGCAAGGGTTTTCCCAAGGTATTGACGTTGCGGATATTGAGAACTGCTCAGCTTATCCCGCCAACCGTTCCAAGGGTTATAAGGTTATGGCCACCGCCAACCGTTCCGACAGTATCACCAAGGTATTGAACGGACCCAAGATAACTGCGTTTTACGACAACATCATGGGCGGCGACAGTGTGACCATTGACGGACACGCTCGTAACATTGCGTATGCTGAACGACTAGCCCTCAAGGATAAACGCCTATCTATTCATAAAGCTGAATATGACAAGTTGGCTAGTGCCTATCGTCGGGCCGCCAGTCTACTAGGGATCAAAGCAAGTGTTCTGCAAGCGATCACTTGGACCACTTGGCGGCGGATCAATCAGATAAAAGTTTAGGTTGTGTTGGCCTATCAACTGGCAACCCTTCGGGGTTGTCTTTTTTGGCTTAGTATTCAAGGGGTTGCATATGTAATATATTCGTAAAACAGAATGTTAGTTTTGGACCAAACTGGGGAAAAATCCTGCGCCCTCGCCCTTCGAGTGTATCCAAAAGTTTTTACTCGCCCCCAAGTTGTACCCACGTACAACCCTAAGGTGTACCTTGGGACCCTCCAGATTACCCACGGTAGAATCGGGCCAGCGGCGTAACCACCCCCATCTGCAAAACAAAAAATTCCAAAGTGTGACTTTTATGCAACACTAGTAATCTCGATGATACCCTCTGTACGACAAAAAAGATTCCTTTGTTTACAACGACATACAAGAAAGTTATATACTTTTGGTTACCAAAGCTAAAAAAAAGTTACTATATATAGATATAGAGGTACTATACTATAGTATATACGTAAGTTAAAACTACCCACATATTACCAATATAGATTACAACTAAAGTTCTACTATAGTACCTCTATACAGCTTTCCCATTATTTTTATTTAGGTGTCGTGGTCTAATGGACAAACTAAAGTATAGCGAAAATATCGCAAAAGCTGTCCGTACAGGCATTAGAAATGGTGTCGCTGTAAAGGACATTATGGCTTCTATCCAGAAGTATCAACTAGCCCCCTCTAGTACAGCTACATTCTATAAGTTGTATGGTGAAGACATTGCTCAAGAACGTGCAGAGATTGTAGGTCAAATTGGTTCTGTCGTGATCCAACAGGCATTAGAGGGCGACTTTAAGGCTGCTGAGTTTTATCTCCGTAGTAAAGGCGGTTGGTCACCAACGCAAACAAACATTGAGGTAGAAGGCCCTGCTGATGCCGATGAGGACACAGGAGCAATCGACTCCTTGATGACACTCTTAGGCAAAAAGACAGATGGCACTCCCGATAACAGCTAATGATCTTCGTCAGTTACCCGACGACGAAGTTGCAGACATACTCAAACAACTGGGGCCAGCACAAGCCGAAGAACTACGGTATAACTGGGAGTTCTGGGCTAGACCTGAGCAACTAGAGCCTACAGGAGACTGGAATGCATGGTTAGCATTAGCTGGTCGTGGCTGGGGTAAAACCCGTGCTGGTGCTGAGTGGGTAAGACACAGGATCAAAAAAGGTGACAAGATCGTACATTGTGTCGCTCCTACTAAAGGTGACGTTCGCCGTGTTATGGTTGAGGGTGACAGTGGATTACTTAATGTTTGTTGGAAAGGTGATAAGACCTACAGAGGAAAACACATTGGGTTTCCTATCTGGTCCCCTACTAACAATACTCTGACATGGGAAAACGGAAGTAAAGCCGTATTCTTCTCAGCAGAGGACCCAGAGCGTCTTCGTGGTCCACAGGCTTACTCAGCATGGACAGATGAGTTGTGTGCTTGGCGAAATGCACAAGAAACTTGGGATATGATGATGTTTGGACTCAGATTGGGTCGCAAACCGCAAGTTTTTATTACAACTACACCAAAAACTACAAAATTACTACGTAACATTATATCTGACCCCAAAACGTCTATTTCTAAGGGTTCTACGTTCGATAACGCAGCAAACCTAGCAGATACGTTCTTAGATGCGGTCAAAAAGACCTACGAAGGTACAAGACTTGGTAGGCAAGAATTATATGCAGAAATATTAGATGAAGCCTCTGGTGCCTTATGGAACCGTGAGTTGCTCTTCAAGTGTGAAGTAGATCGGGACGAGGTACCACCTCTGTCTCGTATTGTCGTGTCTGTAGACCCTGCCGTAACCAATAAAACCGACAGTGATATGACTGGTATGGTTGTTGCGGGTATAGATCAAGAGGGTACAGCATACGTCCTAGAAGATCACACTGATCACTACAGTCCAAAGGAATGGGCTGCAAAGGCTATAGAACTATATCACGAACACATGGCTGACAGGATTGTCGCTGAACGTAACCAAGGTGGTGATATGGTCCGTCATACTCTGCAAACAGAAGATGAAAACGTCCCGATTAAGCTAGTACATGCTAGTCGTGGTAAGATGGCACGGGCTGAACCTGTGTCTGCACTATACGAACAAGGCAAAGTAAGGCATGTCAAGGGACTTAACGACTTAGAAGATCAGATGGTACAGTGGGAACCTCTAGGGTCCATAGGCTCACCAGACCGTCTTGATGCTATGGTATGGGCTTTAACGGACCTCTCACTAAATGGATACGCAAAACCACAACTAAAACTAGCGTATTCCAATGCCAAAGGTTTAAGGTAAGATGGTAAAGAAACTATCAGCAACGGAGGCGGCCCAAGTACTGGGTATCGCAGGTGACAACACACATAACGGTCAAATCCGTGCAGATGAGTTTCTACCTGAATTACGTGGCAAACGTGCCATACGTAAGTATCGTGAAATGCGTGACAACGATAGCACCATTGGTGCAGTCATGTACGCTACTGAACAAGTCTTACGTGACGTAGACATTAAGGTTATGCCAGCCAATGATACCCCTGCTGCTAAACGTGAAGCAGACTTTGTGGAGAGTATCTTTAAGGATATGGATCACACCCTAGATGATCACGTATCTGAGGCTTTGTCGTCCCTTACATTTGGCTTTGCTTGGTTTGAGGTCGTCTACAAAAGACGTAGTGGTCAAAAGACTAACTCTAAGTATTCTGATGGTCGTATGGGTGTGCGTAAGATTGCTTCACGTGCGCCTTGGACTATCTCTAAGTTTGACGTAGACGAAAAGACTGGTGATGTCTTAGGCATTCATCAGGAAGGGTCAGGGTTCAACAATACTAACTATATTCCTAGTCGTAAGAGTTTGTATTATAAGACTACGGCGATTAACAATGACCCATCTGGAAGGTCGATCCTACGTAATGCGTATACCTCGTATGAGTATCTTAACAATCTACAGAGTATTGAAGCTATTGCTGTGGAGCGTGAGTTGGCTGGTATTCCTGTGGCTCGTATCCCTTCTGAGTATCTTAGTCCTGATGCTACTGCTGCTCAGTCTGGATTCCTCACCAACCTTCAACAAATCCTTAGAGATGTTAAGTTCAATGAGCAAGGCTACATCGTCTTGCCCTCAGATACCTACCCCGATAGTAACGGAAGTCCTACCACCACTCGACTAGTGGATGTAGAGTTGATGGCATCTAATGGTAAACGTAATATAGACATAGACCCGATTGTAAAACGGTACCAGCACGACATTGCTCGTTCTGTACTTTCAGAGTTTCTTATGCTTGGTGGTGGCAACACTGGTTCATACGCCCTGTCCAAGTCTAAGACAGACCTGTTCCTTCGTGCGCTTGAGAGTTATATCCAAGCCATAGTTGACGTTCTCAACAAACAGTTGGTCGAACGCCTATGGGAGTTGAACGGTCTGAACTATGATCTCATGCCAACTATTGTTGCAGGGGATGTAGCACCACATGACCTGCGTGAAATTGCAGCGTTCCTACGTAACCTAAATGGTGCAAATATTGATGTGTCGTCGCATCCAGAAGTAATTCAGGACTTGATGGACATCGCTGAACTTCGGTACGACCCTGATCAAGAGGGCGATACTGACCAAAACAATGTAGATGGTTAATAACCCATTGAAAATAAAGGAAAAATATCATGGCTACCTTCAATAAGGTAAATGACTTCGTAGTCAACGCTGTACACAACATGGACTTGGAATCAGATCAAGTTGTTGTTGCTCTATCAAATACAGCACCTTCATCAGAATCTTCTGATCCATCAGCAGATGGCAACGGCATCTTAGGTAACGTAACAGAAGTTGCTTACACTAACCTAAGTTCTCGTAATGTTACTACTACTTCGTCTACACAGACATCAGGAACATATAAGCTAGTTCTATCAGACATCACATTGACATCATCTGGTGGTTCAACTGGTCCTTTCCGTTACGTGTACATCTATAACGACACAGTAGCAACACCAGCCGACCCACTGATCGGATACTACGACTACGGTTCATCATTGACACTAAACGATGGTGACTCACTAACAATCGACTTCTCAGCAGCTAACGGCGTACTACAGATCGCTTAAGAGGAAATAAGAAATGGTCAAGCTAGTCAACAGAGCCAGAATGTCCACCAGCACTACTGGCACTGGCACAATTACATTAGGTTCTGCTGAAAATGGCTACCAAAGTTTTGATGACGCTGGTGTACCCGATGGAGATGTAGTCCGTTACGTTATTGAGGATGGTGCTAACTGGGAAGTAGGTACAGGTACGTATACTGCTTCTGGCACCACCCTTACACGTACAGTTACAGAAAGCAGCAACTCTGACGCTGCCCTTAATCTGTCAGGTAATGCAGTCGTCTTCATCGGCCCAGCAGCACAAGACTTTAGCCCGACCATTACACTCGCTGGTGATGCCAGCGGGTCTGTTACGCTTACAGACTTAGAAGATGCGACCTTGACTGTTACCGTTGCTGATGACAGTCATAATCACGTTATTGCCAATGTCGATGGACTACAGGCTGATCTAGACGCAAAGCTAGACAAGTCTGGTGGTACTATGACTGGCAACTTGATCCTGAATGCTGATCCCACTACGGCATTAGGAGCCGCTACGAAAGAGTATGTCGATACGATTGCTGCCGCTGGTATTCACTACCACGATCCAGTACGTGTCGAGCAAGAGGGCAACCTTACAGCTACATACGACAATGGTACAGCAGGTGTAGGTGCAACCCTTACTAACTCAGGTAGTCAGGCTGCATTGGTCATTGATGGGGTCACTATGGTCCTTAACGACCGTGTTCTTGTTTATGAACAAACCAATGCTTATGAGAATGGTATCTACACAGTTACCAACGTAGGTTCTGCAAGCACTAACTGGGTTCTTACCCGTGCCACTGACGCAGATAGCTACGGTGCCTCTGATCCTGATGCACTAGGCCAAGGTGATGCTTTCTTTGTACAAGAAGGTAACGTAGGTGCTGGTGAACTATACGTTATGAACACTGAGGGTAGTATTACCTTTGGTACCACAGGCATAACCTTTACTCAGATTCAGTCTACAGCCGTATATTCTGCTGGTACAGACTTAACCTTGAGTGGTACTACATTCAATGTAAACTCTACCATTTCAGCAGATACTACAGGCAATGCAGCTACAGCTACAGCCTTAGAGACAGCACGTACAATCGGTGGGGTATCTTTTGACGGTACAGCTAACATCAACTTAGCTGGTGTTAATACAACTGGTAACCAAGATACTACAGGTAATGCTGCTACAGCGACTGCTTGGGAAACAGCCCGTACAGTTACTCTGTCGGGGGATGTCTCAGGTACAGCCACAGGTGTGGATGGTTCAGGCAACGTATCTATCACAACCACTGTCGCTGACGATAGTCACGCACACGTTATTTCTAACGTCGATGGCCTACAGACTGCCCTAGATGCTAAAGCACCTACAGCAAGTCCTACCTTTAGTGGTACAATCACTTTCCCAGCAGGTCAGACTTTTGATGGTCGTGATGTATCTGCTGATGGTTCTAAGCTGGATGGTATCGAAAGTGGTGCTACTGCTGATCAAACAAAAGCTGACATTGATGCACTAGGCATTGCGGCAAGTACAGCAAGTACACTAGCAACTGCACGTAATATTGCTGTAACAGGTGCTGTAACAGGTAATGCTAACTTTGATGGCTCTGGTAATATCAGCATTAGCACTACTGCTACATCTGATCCTACACTAACACTTTCAGGTGATGCATCAGGTTCAGCTACGTTTACCAACCTTGGCAATGCCACGCTGACCGTCACAGTTGCAGATGATAGCCACAACCACGTTATATCAAACATAGATGGATTGCAGTCGGCTCTTGATGGTAAGCAAGCATCAGGTACTTATAATACAATTATAGGTACAGATACTGACATAAACACATCTGGTTCGACTATTATAGACAACATCTTTGTTACTGATGGCGTTATCACCAGTATGGGGACACGTACCCTTACATTAGGTGACTTAGGTTACACAGGTGAGACTAATGCTACTGCTGACCAAACTGCAAGTGAGATACTGACAGCAGTTAAAACAGTAGATGGCTCTGGCTCTGGCCTAGATGCTGACACCGTTGATGGACTACAGGCAAGCAGCTTTGTCCGTAGTGATGCTAACGATACTATGAATGGTAAATATACCATTGTTTATAGTCTGGGAGTTGGAAACGCCACTGCTGGAAGCACGTTTGATAATGGTAAAGCTATTGCTATCGGTGATAGTGATACTGGTATTCGCCAAGACGGTGATGGTGAACTTGAGTTGTGGGCAAACAACCAAGAAATATTACACATAAACACAAGTCAGGTTTCCTCAGTTAAACCCTTAAATATGAACGGGCAAAACTTAACGAATGTTGAGGACATCTACCTTCGTGACAAGTTGCTCCACGATGGCGATAATAATACTTACCTTGGTTTTGGTACTGACAGTATTTCTCTTGTAACAGGTGGCACAGGAAGGCTAACGCTTAGCAACACAGGTACGGCTGTTTCTAATGGTGCCTTAGATATGAACGGCAACTACATCACTGAGGTAGAGGGCATCTATCTGCGTGACAAGCTGTACCACGATGGTGATACTGATACTTATCTTGGGTTTGGCACTAACACTATTGATCTATATTGTGGAAACACGAGAGAATTTTTCGTTAATGGTAATGGTGT